TAGGTGCTGGTCAATTAGCGTTATTGGAAGGCTATTCAACCTCACAGGACCCAAACTTTACCGCAACCGGCCTAAAGAAAACTGGCTATGTAATATTAGATGCCAGTGCTGGGTTAAGCTTGCACGGTACAACACAGGCGATTAACTTTAGTGGGACTGACCAAGACCAAACTACCGGTATCACGATGAATAGCTATGGTAACATCATTGGCTATCCTAACTCAACTTGGTGGCGGATTGTTTCTAACTCAGGTTCAAACATTGCTAACTTTGGGATTGATAGGGGTGGTTCAAACGTCATTCAGTTTAACCGTGAGCTAGATATTGGTAACTTCCACATTAATACCGGCCATACGTTTACTAGTGCTGATGGTGGTGCCATTCACTTTGCCAAAGGTAGAGGCGGCGCCAACGACATTTATGCTGGTGACGTTCACTATAATAGCTTAGTCAAGTCGTCTCTATTAAGTGTTAAGCGGGACGTTAAAAAGGCTGATACGTCCTATTGGGCACAGCTCGTTAACTCAATTGACTTAGCAACATACCAGTACAAAACTGACGATAATACGAGCCAAATTAGGCTGTCTAGCATTGTTGATGATGTGAATGATACTAAGCAGTGGCAATTACCGGACGTCTTTATCAACCGCGATGAAGATGGCAAGTTAAATGGGGTGGATGACAGTGTGTTATTGAACGCCATCCTAGCTACGGTACAGGAACAACAAAAGCAGATTGATCAATTAAACGGGCATTTATTAGAATTGGAGGCCAAATTAAATGGATAGTATTTTAATCACGAATTATAAACCAGATTACACGAACAATATTATGACGATCAGCATTCAAATTAACACGTTAGCAATTAGCTCACAGGTTAGCATTGCCATGGACGATTTCAACACTGCTATTGTAGGCGGTGTTGACAATGTTAAGTTAAAGGTGTTAAACACGCTGATTGATAGTCTGAACGCTTTAAAGCCAGTTACTACGACAACTACAACGACCACAAAGGAGGCTTAATATATGAATATCGATGCACAGGCTTTGATTAACAAGCTAACAAGCAACTATGCCCAAGCAATTGCCGTTAAAGACCAGCAATTAGCGATGGCTCAAGTTCAAATTGACCAGCTCAATGCCAAGTTGGCTGAGAAGGAGGCAGATAAAGATGGCGAAAACGCTTAGTTTTACTGATACGTCACCACAGACTGTTAAAATTGGCGATACCACCACTAGCTTTACGTTAATTTGTGGCAATGATAACGTGGCAACGGACTTAACTAATGCCACTTCAATTACCGTTAAATTGGGCAATAATAGTGGCTATCTTAAATCGACCACAGTTGACCCAACTAGTTTAACGGATCCAACGACTGGTCAAGTTACCGTTACCTTTACTGCGGACTTGATGACTAGTTTAACCGCTGGTAGCTATTCCATTGAAGTATGGGTGGTTGATAGTACCGGGACGTCAATCTACCCTAGTGATGGGTCAACCGGTTTTACTATTACCAATAACATTCAAAGTGCCAATGGTAGCACGATTACGACCATTACTTTTGATGACTTTGTCAATAAATTTAATGCTATTGCGGCTAACGCACTACCGGGAACCACTGATACTACTAACTTCCAGAAAACTAAAATTACGTCTGATAGCGGTGGACATCTACTTGATGTTGTAAGTGGCGATGATTTTTATGGAAAAGTGTTATCCCTTGGGTTAGGGTTTTACACATTCAAGTGCGCAGATTCAGCGAAAAACAAGCCGTTTGATAATGTATGGACGAGAGGAATAATCTTTATCGATAGTTTAGATGCTAATGGCGTGCCAAATGCTGTTATGATAAATGCCACTGACGTTAGTGGAACGTTCTATAGCTGTTATTATAATAATAGCTGGGTTATTAACAGAATACCAATTTCAAAAAGCTAAATTAGGAGGTAGACAATTGAATAAGCACAAGTTAAAGGCACTCATCTTAACGGTGGGCGCCATTTTTATGGCCTTTTTAATGGTCAATGTTACCAGTCAAGCTGCTCGCATGGATATGGTGGATGTGTCGAATAACAACGGCTATATGAGTACCGCTGAGTATGTTTCGATGCGTAACGAGTTCGGCGTCAAGGCTGTTACGGTCAAGATTAGCGAAGGTGGTACGTATAAAGACCCGTATGCTGCCAGCAACATTGCCAATGTACAAGCAGCTGGATTATACGTCAACGGTTACCACTTTGCACGCTATGCCACTAAGTCACAAGCAATCACAGAAGCTGATTTTGCCGGTAAAACGGCTAAAGCGGCAGGACTACCGGTTGGCGCGGTACTAGCAACTGACGTCGAAGCTGAGGAGCAAAACTGCCAATCCAAAGCAACCAATGATCGCAACAACGCCGCATTCATGCAAGAGATTCAGAAGTTTGGTTATCGAGCCGACATTTACACTTCTGGATCATGGGCTAACAGCAAGATGACGATTAAGGGCAAAACTGGCTGGATTGCTGGCTATCCGTTCATACCGGCTGGCAAGAAATGGTATACGAATAACAATGCCTGGCAATGGTCTGGGTCAGCCCATTTCCGGATTAGTTACGGTAACTTTGACGTCAGTCAACTTTATACTGATTATTACACCGCTGGTCAGAAATCAACGGTCAAACCAACTAATAAAGATGCGGTTAAAGATAACAATAAAAAAGTTAACAAGCCGTACACTGCTGCTAAGTGGGTCAATGAAAAGAAGACATACACACTCAAGACTGCGGTTAAGTTGCGCGCAGGTGTTTCAACATTATCAAGCGCTATTGCAATTTTACCAGCTGGAACAACAGTCAAGACCGACAAAGCTATCATTAAAGGCGGCTATCGCTGGGTACGCCAACCACGTTTTAATGGTTATGGATATCTAGTAACCGGCCCGGCAAGCAATACGCTTGAATATGTCAAGAGTGGCGCAACTCACACTTATTACACAGTCAAGTATGGTGACAGCTGGTGGACAATCGCACAGCGTAACGGTCTAAGCATGACTACATTGGCTAGTCAGAACGGCAAGACGATTTACGCCACTATCTATCCTGGCCAGCGATTGGTGGTGCGGTAATGGCACAATACGACGATACAACTAAGTTATTAATGGATATTCAAAAGGATGTGGCCGCCACCAAAACGAAAGTTGAGAACATCGAAGAAAAATTGAATCAAGTTGACGATATTGGCGACAAAGCGGACAAGGCCCTAGCCAAGTCCATCGAAGCTAGCCATCAAATTGACCGCGTGACAACCATTCAAAATTGGCTGATCGGTGTCTTGGTTAGTGGCGTGCTTGTCACGTTAGTTATTTATATCGCAGAAAAGTTCCTTTAGGAGGGAAAATAATGACAAAATTTTTAAATGTAATTCAGGCAACACTCAAAGCTAACTACAAAAAGCCCGCTTATTGGGCCCAGATTATCGGGTCCGTGTTGATTATTGGCTTAGCTGTCGCAACGGTCTTCTTTGGTGTTAAGATTGACGCTAATGCAGTTGTGCTAGTGATTACCGCCGTGGGGGCAATCCTAGCTTTTGTCGGGGCAATTACGGATAATTCTATTTTGGAAGATACCGGCAATACGATCAAGACCAAGTCGAGCACGTTAGCTTCTACGGAGCAAACGGTCGTGGAAGCCTTGGCAGAAGCTCAAGCTAAGATTGAAGCAGCTAACTCAGCAGCGGCTAGTCAAGCCGAAGCCCAAGCATCACAGGCAGTAGTGGCGGCTTATAGTCAAGCGGCTAGCGCGGCGGCAGTTGGTGACACGGTCACGGCTAGTTCAGCAGCCACTTTAGCGTCATCGCTAGCGGCTAATTTGGATAGTAATGCGCAATCAGTTACCGAAACGACGTCAGAATCCGCCTCACAAGCAGGCTAAAAGTAGTATAATTAAATATTGAATTTGCTAATCCCCTGCGCTTCGGCGTGGGGGATTTTTTGTTAACAAAATATACAAAAAAGGACCAGTCAAGACTGGCCCAATGCTTAAATAAATAAAATGGGTGTTCTGTTTATCCTCAGATAATAAAGAACACAGTTATTATACATTAAACCTGATTAATATAACAAGGACTTATTAATATTTTTCTATAGATTACTTTCGGTATTGTGATATAAACCGACAAGTGTTATTATGTCCCTTGTCCTATTATTAGTATCACAGCTTTCAAATCCCCCCAAGATTGTCGGTTAGTGGTGCCGGAAGTGATGAGGATAATCTTCTGCTTGATGAGTGGAAGATTTTTTTGTGTTGATTGCCTGTATATTTTGTTAGTGAGAGTTTAGATTTAGCATTATTAGCTGTCAATATAGCTAATTAGATAACTACAAGACTTTGCAGAATAGCAAGTAATAAGTATAATATTAATTGTCTCTAGTGTAGTTTCTAGATGATAGTTATAACTTGATTAATTCCCCTGCGTTTCGGCGCGGAGGAATTTTCATGAATTTAATCAAGCCGGATTAGTATTATTGATATTAAGAAGATGTTGTGAAACTATGTAAACTTGGCCCCTCACAAGAGCGATACTAAAAGCGATACTGAGAAAAATTAATAGGGCCTAAACACAGTGGTATCAAAGGGCTTAGACGTTTTACTATGAAATCTTCTTGGCCGCATATAGATACAGATAGCTGGTATTGAGAGGTAAATCCTTGATATACCGGCTTTTTTATTATTCTTAGTTGGAATAACAAGCCATAATTTGGGCAGACTCTAAACTGATATCTAAACTGGCTGTACACAATCAAAGCTATGTTGACCTTCAGGTACTTCGTTAATTTCAACGTTTGGCTCATGTCTCAGATATGAATGACAGTTTGTCATTGGTACTGAAAAAGTGGATCCTGTGATTGTTGAAGGCCAGTCATCTGAGTGATGAAATTTTCCAGTGAGAGTCTGTGCTGGGGTGTATTCAAAACAAAAGTGTTT